AGAGTTCATCGGACACCGTGCCGACCTCTGTTTGTTTGACGACGTTGCTTCCCCAGACAACGCACGAGAATCAGTCGCCCGAGATAAACTTCTTGAACGATGGGACAATGTGGCAGAGGCCCGTTGTGACCCAGGTGGACTCCTTGCGGTGGTGGGGCAGCGACTCGGTTCAGGTGATCTCTATGCACATTGCCTCTCTAAAGAAACCTATGACCTTGATGAAGAAATGAGTTATGACGGCTCAGATATTTTAGATGTTGAAGACCAGTTAAGTGCTGAACCTAAGAAACATAAAAAGTATCGGCACATCATCTACAAAGCGTATTATGAAGAATTGGATACAGGCCCCGAATCTCGATCCTTCAGAGCGAAACCATACCCCGAGGGTCCACTGCTAGAACCGAAACGACTCTCTTGGAAAGACTTGTCGTTTATCCGCCACGCTAAACCTGACGTGTTTAAAGTTGTGTATCAACAAGAGGATCTTGATTTGGATTCTCGACTGGTTGACCGTACATGGCTTACTGGAGGTATCGGCAGAGACGGCGTGATGTATAACGGTTGTATTGATCAGGATCGCAGACCTGGATATGTACCCGAAAACCTAGCGTCACCATGGATATCTATCTGCGCTATTGACCCTTCACCCACAATGTTTTGGGCTTTCGTATGGATCATCTACCAACCGAACACAGGGCTTTACTATGTGGTTGATATCTACCGGTTAAAACTCACAGCTGAAGAAGTCCTCGGATACAACACCACCACAGGGGAATACTTCGGGTTGATGGATGAAATCCAAGAAAAATCGTATGACATCGGCTACCCGATCACACACTGGGTGGTTGAAATCAACGCCGCCCAACGATTCCTTTTAGCACACGATTTTGTGCGTCAATGGCAAACCATGAACAGGGTGAACGTCATCCCTCACACCACTAGCCGTAACAAGGTTGACGAGAATCTTGGTGTGGAAGCCTTACTTCCCCCGTTGATTCGTGCCGGTGCGATCCGTTTCCCAAGTATGCGTGAAAACTGGAAGACTCTTGCAGCTGTTGATGAGTTAACAAAGTGGACTCGTGACAAAAAGAACGGTACTGACATTGTGATGGCTCTATGGATGGCGGTTTTGAACCTGCCGAACCTGACCACACCGAAAGCTCCTCCCCGCCAGTGGCGACCTTCGTGGCTTAACAGTCGGTGATGTGTTATCTTTACTAGTGTTTGCATCTATCTAAAGGTCACGCATGAAGTCAGTTGAAGAAATCGTTGATATCTATAAACAGCGTGTGGATTCTTTGGGTCCTGTTCTTCGACAGATGCGTGAGGTTCGTCAACTTGCGAACGGTGATGTCATTGTTCCTTTGAATGAGTTGGATCGGAACACTAAATCTTCTGTCGCTAACCTTCTAGTCCAAGGGTTAGACCAAATGTCTATGCGTGTAGCTTCGACTATGCCATCGCCATACTTCCCCGCTTTACGGGAAGGTCAAGATCGCAGCATGAAACTAGCCCGTGACCGCAAACGAGCCATGCTCGCCATCTGGGACCACAACCGTATGCCTATGAAAATGCGTCAACGAGCACGACACCTTCTCGCATACAGCAACTCACCTGTCTATATCAAACCAAACTTTGATAAGCGCATCCCTGAATGGCAGTTACGCAACCCACTAGACACTTTCGCTTCCCCACGCATTGATTTAGATAACCCAGTACCCGATGACGTTATCTTCACCTACCATCGCCCCTACAAATGGCTAGCCCAAAACTACGGCCCTATGATTAACGGTGTTCTTCGTGTAGCAAACCCGAAAGCAGACGACCTTTTCACCATCCTTGAATATGTCTGTGCAAACGAAATCGTACATATCGTTATGGGATCCGAAAAAAACTTTGATCCAATGACAGGACAAACCTATCCTGGTATGCAAGCCATGGAGTTGTCTCGTATCGTAAACCGTGCAGGTATGCCACTGGTAGTTATGCCACAACGTATAACCCTTGATAAGCCTCGTGGACAGTTTGACGGCATCCTCGGCATGTATTACACCCGTGCCCGCCTTCAAGCCCTCACCGAAATCGCTATCGAAAGAGGCATCTTCCCTGATGAATACCTCGTGTCACGACCTGGTGAAAACGCTGAAATCATCCAGTTAGCAGACGGCAAAACCGGACAACTCGGCGTGGTCAAAGGTGGAGACATCACCCAGTTGCAAACCAACCCAGGATACAAAACCGATGTTGCCCTAGACCGTCTTGAACGACAGGAACGCCTTGAAGGTGCAATCCCAGCAGAGTTCGGTGGCGAATCCGGCACGAACATCCGCACAGGTCGCCGTGGAGAATCCATCCTTTCAGCAACTGTGGACTTCCGTGTACAAGAAGCACAAGAACTATTCGCATCATCCATGATGGAAGAAGACAAGATTGCTATCGCAATCGAAAAAACCTATTGGGGTAACGCCGCCAAATCTTTCTACATACCTGGCAAGGGTGGCGGTATGAAGGATTACACCCCCAACAAAATGTGGGAAACCGACTTCCACTATGTCGCATATTCGGCTGCTGGTTCAGATGTGAACAGTCTTGTTATCGGATTAGGTCAGCGACTTGGCACAGGGTTGATGTCTAAAGAATCAGCTCGTGAAGCAGACCCGTTGATTACCGATCCCGAGTTGGAACGTGACCGTATCGTTGCTGAAGGTATCGAATCAGCATTGTTGTCTTCTATTCAGGCACAAGCCGCAGATCCGAACGGCCCGTATCAACCTGATGATTTGGCTTATATCGCAGAACAGGTAGCGACGAACAAGATGAGTTTGCCTGAGGCGATTATGGCTGCACAAAAACGAGCACAAGAACGACAAGCGGCACAGGTTCCTATGCAGGAAAACGGTATGATGCCACCTGAGGCTATGCCTGGTTTGTCTCCTTCCGGTGTCGGTATGGAACAACCTGTTGCTGGTCCAGCACCTTCAGGTATTGAAGGTTTGTTAGCACAACTTGGTGGTGGCGCAGGTCCAGCACCGATGGGAGGAATGGTTTAAATGGCGAAGCAATACCCAAACCGTAGCGATCTTAGAGGTGGGAAACCACCAAAGATGGTTGCAACAGGTCAAACCTACGGCAAAGCTACTGAGCAGATGCAATCACAACAGGCTGTACCTATGGCTTCAGCCCCGACAGATACACCTCCTCGTGTAGCACCTGGCACTATGGGTGCTTTTAATCGCCCCACTGAACGACCTGATGAACCTGTAACAGCGGGCGCATCGTTCGGTCCTGGTCGTACCCCCACCACAGCGTTTGCTCCTCCTATTGAGGATGATGTTGTTGTGGAGTTACGGGCGTTGTATGCGGCATATCCCTCTGATGAGTTGGCTGATATGTTGGATTCATACGTTCGTGAGGGGTACTAATGCCTATTGGCTCATTTGATGTTGTTACCGAACAAAGCCGTTTTGAGCGTTTGCTAAGGGAACAAGAAACAGATAAGCAAAAGAAACAACAGGTTGATCCTGCTGTTGCTCAACGTGCTGCTCAAATCTATAAAAATGCGCCGTATATCCCTGCATCAGTTATTTTGTCAATGGCTAAGAATGGTACAAGCCAGCAAACTGTTGACGGTATTAAGAAAACTGCTGCGTTAAAAACTTCTCGTGATCTTGATCCGCAGAAACCTAAAAAAAAGGGCTGGTTTCAAGAGGTTTTCCACGACAATATAAAGGCTGCTTCTCGTTGGTCTTTTGCAGCGTTGAACCTTGTCCCTGATTTGGCTCAGAACGTAGCATCACAGGTTTTTTCAGCGAACGACCCTGCCGGTTTTGACGGCTGGTTTAAATCAACCCAGTTGGGTACTTTGATGTCTAACACCCAAGAAGCTGGTGAAGGTTGGTTCTTGGGTGAGGAAGCCATGGAGAAACAGGGGGAACGTGCTCGTCGTGTCCGTGGAACTATTAACGGTTCAGCGTGGACTATTGGGCGTGGAGCTGCTGAAGTTGCTTTCGCCCCTGGTTCTAAGCCTTATTCTTTATTGTCTGGTTTTATTGATGCTTCTGTAACTCTTGGAACTGATCCAACTTTGTACGCAGGTAAAGCTTTGAAAAGTGTGAAAGCGGCTCGTGCTGCGATACCTGGTCTTTCTTCACAGCAAGATATTGCTAATGCTTCTCGCCTTGCTCGTGGTGAGGCTGGGTTGAACTCGGCTGAAGGTTTAGCATTTCAAGCTACCGATTTCGGCAAGTTTGTTACCAACGATTCCCGTGCTAAAAGGTTCACTGCACGTCTAGTGGAAAACGCTACGGACACCACCAAGTCTGTGGAAGAAAAAACTCTTTATATTCTTGAAAACTGGAAAGGTATTACACCTGCCAAAGCAAGAGAGTTTGCTGAAGCAACAGACGAAACACAGGTTCTTGGTTTGTTGGGTGAAGCATCAGCTCGTTTATCAAACAACACAGATGATCTTTTGATGACCCGTGATATTCGTGATATTAAAATGGCTCGCAAATCCACAGAGTTAGATGACTCATTTAAAGAACGTATGCCGTTATACAGAAATTTACGTAACAGTCGGTGGATTGAAACAATGCCTAAAGGATCTGTGGTTATCAACGGCACAGGCCAAGACAAAACCGAAGCAGTATTGTCATACGCACGTTATTTGCGTGGCAACAAAATAATGGATGACAGCCAAGAGTTTAAAGATGTTATGGGGAAAGTTGTTGCAGCGTATTCATCTACAGATCCTGCTCAGGCCCGTGCTGGGGCAAAACAAGCATACGACTATGCGTTTACTGTTATCGCTCAAAAAGCGGGCATTAAAAGCCCTACGCAAATGAAAGAAATTCAGGATGCTGTAGAAAAAGCCCGTACCGCTTTATCTCGCCTGTACACAGTTGACGAGTTAGGAAATGTGGATGATGCTGGAGCGTTTCAAACATTACGTCAGTATTTACCTGAAGGTGCTTTAGACGAATTTGACCCTAGTGTTTGGGATCAACTTGTTATCTCGGGACCTGGGGCATTGGTTGAGTTAACAGATGAAGTACAAGTTCTTCCTGATTTCCGTAAACTCCGAGCATTAGCAGGGAACCCTTGGCTTACTAGAGCAATTAAAACAGGTGAACAAAGAAAAGCGGCGGCTATCGCTGAGTATGTTCAGCAAGATATTTGGAAGCCATTAGCACTCGCTACTGGTGGATAT